AGGAGGAAGGAATAGGATGAAACATGACTGAATTGAAACCATGCCCATTCTGTGGGAATAGGGAAACGGTAGTCTCGATTGTAAACCCTGTTTTTATGAAGCAAACGTTTAAAGGCCGCTTTGTAGCAGCAGGATGTCCAAAGTGTGGTGCGTCTACAGGTTTGTACAATGCACACAACCATACTGGTAGCCCACTTATGAACGAGGGAAATGAGGAAATGGCAAAAAAGGATGCAATAGACGCATGGAATAGGAGGGTAGAAACATGAGCATACTGGTGAGAGGCATGGAAATGCCAAAAACATGCGCTTATTGTAGGTTCATATATGCAGACCCAAATATCGAATATGAGCAACCGGATGGTACAAAAATGGTTGGTGGTTGCTGCTGCTGTTTCACAGGGAACGTAATCTGGAATACGAAGCGTGATGACGATTGTCCTCTCGGTGAAGTCAAAACACCGCACGGCAGGCTGATCGATGAAGAAGCTGTGATTGATCATTTTGTTAGCCTTTCAAATAACGAATGGAATCAAAACGTAAGTACATCATGGGCAAATGCGTTTGCTGAAGCAGCGAGTGATATTTGTGATATTCCAACCATCATCGAAGCAGAGGTGGAAACATGAGCACAGAAAACGTGAATCATCCTTCCCATTACACACAGGGCGGCATTGAATGCATAGCAGCAATTAAGGCCAGCATGACCCCTGAAGGATTTCAGGATTACTGCAAAGGCAATGTCCTGAAATACGTGTGGCGATGGCGAGACAAGGGCGGTGTGGAAGACCTTGAGAAAGCCAAGGTGTATCTGACGTGGATGATCGAATCAGCAAAGGAGTCAACATGAAACCGTGTGATAACTGGCGCTGCACATTCTGGACGCTGGAGAACAAGGGCGAGTGCGAATACAGAGACGAATGCCAGAACTACAGCTGCGATGAGGATGTGCAGATTGAGCACGTAGAATACACCCCAGAAGCGATGGGGTATGAAAAATAGGAGGATTAAGACGTAATGTATATAACTGTTGTTTTTGACAATGAAACTATGAAAACAAAAGTGTTTGAATCATCCCGCTGCCCGGAAATTGTAGTGGATAGCCCTACCGGCCCTTTTGGATTTGAAACAGCAATTCGTATGCTCAAGGCTGGGAAAGCTGTTACCCGTGAAGGATGGAACGGGAAAAACCAGTTCGTTGCTATCGGGAGAAACATTAAGTTCTCAATGCCTTTCGACGGGAACAGAATGAACACCCATTTCCATAAGGATTTCGGCAGCGATGCGCTGGTGTTCTTCGGGACAAGAGGGACGCAGGTCGGCTGGCTCGCGTCTCAGGCTGATATACTTGCGGAGGATTGGAAAGTCTATGGAGAATACTGAATTCATTGCGAGAGAGTTCCACATCATTGTTAAGAGTCCTTCCAACGGGGATCCTCTTTCTTGCGGCTGGAAAGGAAATGTCGAGATTGACCATGAGCAGGTGAGTATTGGCTGGAAGTTCCTTCTTGATAACGGAAACTGGTTTGGTGATTATATGCTGGCGGATAAAAAAGACTCGAATGTTGAAACTGTCGCACAGGCTGTTCAGGTAATACTCGACCAAGCTATGCGGACACTGAAAACGTTGAGAGGTGAAGACAAAAGTGGGAAAGATTGATTACCAGACACGTAAGCAGGTCTATATAGACGCTATCGAGAAATACGGCCACACGGCCCAGACTATGGTGGCAATAGAAGAGATGAGCGAGCTTACCAAAGAGCTGTGCAAGCTGATTAACAGAGGCGGCAATAACATGGACCGAGTAGCCGAAGAGATTGCCGACGTGACAATCATGTTGGAACAGCTTAGGATCATGTACGATATCAACAAAGAAGTGTGCGAACACATGGACCTGAAGGTGGAAAGACTCTCCCAGCGCATGTACAGTGTAGCAGAATAACCAAAAGAGCACGGATTTATGCCGTGCTCTTATTATTTATCTTGAAATCTACGACAAAATATTATAATATATCTTAAATACTAAGATCGGAGGGCACAATATGAGCAAGACTATTACTATCCCGACCGACCGGGGAAGCAGAGTATATGTCACAATCAACAACACAAACTACGTCTATAAGGCCGGTGATACCGTCTCTGTGCCTGATGAGGTAGCTGCACTGTTTGAGAACAATGCTTACTCTAAGCTTTCACCGAGGCGCGGCGTATCACCGCTGAACCCGAAGAAGTATCAGGACGGTGCTACCGGTGTTCCGATTTCTTCTGATGAATTCGGAAACCTGTACGGTGATCCTGCATCCTTTGTCAGCGGAATTTATGTGGAGGACCACACGGTAATCGTTCCTCAGGAAGAGGAGTGATTATGTGGGTAAGCACCGCGACTGGACAGAGATAGAGAAAGACTATCTCGAAAGCGACCTGAGTTATGCACAGCTCGCGGAGAAGCACGGCATTTCGATAAGCACGCTGAAAAAGGTGGCTGCAAAGAAAGGCTGGGCGAAAAAGAAAAGCGAAATTCCTGATCCAAAGGCTGAAAGAGTCGAAGCAGCCTTGATGAAAATGGAACCGCACCAAATGGAACCGGAAACGGAACCAACGGTAATTGACCGGGAAAGCGATAAAAGGAAGTTTCAACGGATTGTAGACGGCATGCTCGACAGAGTTGAAGAAGCCATTTGCATGGTGAGCCCGAACGATGCGCAGAGCATAAAGCTCCTTACCAGCGCATTGAAAGACCTACGCGATCTGAAGCACCTGAACAAGAGCGAGCTTGATATTGAGGAACAGAGAGCCCGCATAGACAAGCTCCGCAGCGAGACACACATTGTTGAGAGCGACGATGCCGGCGGCGTGATCCTGATGCCAGAGATACAGGAGGTGCCGCAGCCGGATGAGTAAAGTAATCTGGAGCCCACAGCCTACGCAAACAGAAATGTTGAGGCGCGGGGAAGATGAGGTATTCGTCGGAGGCAGCGCGGGCGGTGGAAAGTCTGAAGTGCTGGTGATTAACCCGCTCAGGCAGGTGCATATCCCTCATTACCGGGCACTGATTCTGCGTAAGACCTACAAAGAACTGGAAGAGCTATTGGGCAAGGCTGAAAGGTATTATCCAAAAGCTTTCCCGAAAGCACGATTCAACGGGTCAAAATATACCTGGACTTTTCCCAGCGGCGCAAAGATTGAATTCGGCAATCTTGAGCACGAGAAGGACAAGTACAAATATCAAGGGCGTGCCTTTGATACCATCGAGTTTGACGAGCTGACACACTTCCAGTTCAACGAGTACATCTACCTCGGATCCCGTAACCGTCCGAACGGACCCGGCACGCACGTCTCCCGCATGTCTTCCGGTAACCCCGGAGGAATCGGGCACGGCTGGGTAAAGGACCGCTTTGTTACGGCGGCAAAGCCAACAGAACGCATCTGGGAGCGGGTGGAAATTGTATGGCCTGATGGACACGTAGAAGCGCAATACCTCAGCCGCGTGTTTATCCCATCATCCCTGTTCGACAACAAGATTCTTCTTGAAAACGACCCGGCATACCGTGCGAGACTGGCAGCGATGCCGGAGAAAGAGCGCAACGCCCTTCTCTACGGAGATTGGGACAGTTACGCGGGAATGTTCTTCGATGACTTCCGCATCACTCCTGATCTGCGCATGGCCTCCGCAATGGGCTTCAAGGAGAGTGAGAACCAGCTTCAGCGCGAGCGGCGGTTCGTCCATGTGATAGAGCCCTTCGAGATTCCGAAAGAGTGGACCATATACAGGTCGTTCGACTGGGGAAGCCGGAAGCCCTTCTCTGTTGGCTGGTGGGCTATCGATTATGACGGTGTAGCCTACAGAATCCTTGAGATGTACGGATGCACTGACACTCCGAACACTGGCGTGAAGTGGACGGCCGTCAAGGTAGCTGACGAGATCAAGAAGGTCGAGAGCGAACACCGCTGGTTGAAGGGCAAGAGAATACACGGTGTTGCAGATACCGCTATCTGGATTGAAGACGGAGGCCCCAGCATAGCGGAGATGATGCAGAAGCGCGGTGTCTGGTTCGAGCAAGCGGACAAACAGAGGCTTCCCGGCTGGGAGCAGGTACATTACAGGCTCAGCTTTGACGAGCAGGGCTACCCGATGATGTATGTGTTCTCCAACTGCAAGGCTTTCATTCGTACAATCCCCACACTGCAATACGACGAGACGAAGACAGAAGATCTTGACACAGACGGTGAAGACCACGTAGCGGACGAAGTGCGGTATTTCTGTATGAAGCGGCCAATAAAGCCGAGGCTTCCTACACCGCCCAGCAACTACTACAACAGCCCGCTCAGGATCTTCTTAGACATTCCGGAGGAGGATATCATGCCTGCTCCGATATTACACAGAATGGAGATTCTCAATGGCACTGAATGACAGCAAGAGAAAAATAGCTCGTGACGGGGCAATGCAGACCGGAGACAGCTTCGATAGCTTTACCTCTGGCGATGTGGCCGTAGCTCAGAGCCTTGATATGAGCGCTGTGCCATACGATAGGACCGGCCCCGGAAACATCGAGCCGTACCAGAGACAGCCGATCAGCAAGCCGGAGATTGCGGAAGCATATCAGACGTTGCTGAACTACAAATCGCACAAGGCAAACCTTGAGCGCAGGCTTATCGACAATCAGCAGTGGTACAAGCTTCGCCAGTGGGAGTGCATGAGGAACAACAGCGAAGCACAGAAGAAAGGCGAACAGGTAGAACCAGTCAGCGCGTGGCTCCTGAACAGCATTGCAAACAAGCACGCTGACGCTATGGACAACTTCCCGGCTGCAAACATCCTCCCCCGCGAGGCAGGAGATAAGCAGGAAGCGAAGATACTTTCATCCATTATCCCGGTGATCCTTGACCAGTGCGAGTTTGAGGGCACCTATTCTCAGGTAATGGATGACAAGATAGAGAGCGGGACCGGCGTTTACGGTGTCTTCTGGGACGCAAGCAAGAACAACGGCCTCGGAGATATCGACATTACCTGCGTGGACCTGATCAATCTTTTCTGGGAATCCGGCATCACGGATATTCAGCAGAGCCGGAATGTTTTCTATGTCACCCTTCAGGACAACGACATTCTGGAAGAAGAGTACCCGCAGCTTAAGGACAAGCTCTCCAATCCCTCAATCGATGTTTCACGGTACATCTACGATGATACCATCGACAACAACGATAAATCCGCTGTGGTGGACTGGTACTACAAGAAGCGGAACAGCAACGGAAAGACACTCCTGCATTACTGCAAATTCATAGCAGGGCAGGACGAGCCGCTTTTCGCAACGGAGAATGACCCGGAGTACGCAGAACGCGGATGGTATGACCATGGATTATACCCGTTTGTGTTTGATGTACTCATGCGCTGCAAGGGTACGCCTACCGGTTTCGGGTATATCGATATCGGCAAGAGTGCTCAGGAGTATATCGACCGCGGCGATAAGGCAATCCTTCAGAACATGCTGTTCAACGCAAGGCCCCGGCACTTCATCCGCACCGATGGTGGCGTGAATGAGCAGGAATTTGCCGACGCGACGAAAGACTTCATCCATGTTGACGGCAACCTCGGCACTGACAGCATTATGCCGGTGCAGCCGAACCCGCTCAGCCAGCTCTTTGTAACCATAGTCTCGAACAAGATTCAGGAGTTGAAAGAAACCACCGGAAACCGAGACGTGACGACCGGAGGAACGACGGGCGGTGTAACGGCAGCCTCCGCTATAGCTGCAATGCAGGAAGCCGGGAACAGGCTTTCTCGTGACAATAACAAGGGCGGCTATCGTGCATACCGCAAGGTTATCTTCCTGTGCATCGAGCTTATCCGCCAGTTCTTCGATATGCCGCGATACTTCCGCATCCTCGGACAGAACGGCGCAGAAGAGTTTGTAGAGTACAGCAACGCAGGAATCGTCCCGCAGCCACAGGGAACCATGGTGGATGGCGTACCTATGGAGATGGGCGTGGAAGTCGGCTACCGTCTGCCGGTGTTCGATATCGAAGTTACCGCAGAGAAGCAGAGCCCTTATTCCAAAATGGCTCAGAACGAGCTTGCCTTGCAGTTCTATTCTGCCGGATTCTTTGCACCCAACAACGCTGATGCAGCCCTTGCCTGCCTCGACATGATGGACTTTGACCGGAAGGACTTTGTTACTCAGAAGATCGAGCAGAACGGAACCCTGTACCAGATGCTTGTCCAGACGCAGCAGATTGCTTTGCAGATGGCCGTGGCACTGGATGCAGCCAACGGAACGCAGCTTGCACCACAACTGCAAGCGCAATTCGCCCAAGCTGGCACGACGCTTCCCGGTAGTGCAAAGCCCGGAGCAGCAGCGGCACAGCAGCTTGATGCTCTCGGCGGCCAAGCGAACCGTGAAAGCAGCGGCGTAAGGAATGCCAGAACAAGAATGGCAGAATCAACAGCACCGAGGTAATACCATGATTGACGTGAAGTTTGAAGCAACAGGCGAAAGCCTGATCATGGACATGAAAGGACACGCGTCCTTTGCGGAGATGGGGAAAGACCCGGTGTGTGCCGGGGCATCCATTCTCGCAATGACCGTATCACAGTGCGTGGCGCATCTGGGTATGGAAAAGAAATGCAGGAAGAAACCAACAATCCAGATCAGGAACGGACGTGTCCTCGTGGTGTGCAAACCGAAACCGGAGTATTTCCCGGAGGCATTGCACATATTCTACATGGGAGAAACCGGCATGCACTTGCTTGCTGAATCCTATCCCGACAACGTATCACTCACACCGTTTGCACTGCCTGAAAAAGGCTGAACATAGCAAAGGAGTCGTCCCCCTTAAGGACAGGTTATGGGAATCGCCCACCCGAACGGGCAGGAGAAAGAACATGCGCAAACTCACACTCGTTCCGTTCTTCAACATCCAGCTTTTCGCCGAAGGTGGCGGAGCTCCGGCAGGTGGAGAAGGAGCAGCGGCCCCTGCATCTGAAGGGCCGCAAATGACGGGCGTTAAAAGCAATCCGCTTGCTGATGTACAGTACGGGAAGCAGGAAAGCGCTCCTGACGCCGGGGAGAACAACAACAAGTCCGAAGACCGCAATTCACGATTCGAGGAGCTCATCAAGGGAGAGTACAAAGACCTCTACGATGCAAGAGTGCAGAACACCATCAGGGAACGCCTGAAAGGGAATGAGGCGACCGTACAGAAGTACAACGCCCTCGCACCCGTTCTGGACCTTCTTGCCGGCAAGTACGGAGTGGACGCCGGAGATATCGACGCTCTCTCCAAAGCCATAGAGGACGATGAAACCTTCTACGAGGATGAAGCCCTCGAAAAAGGCATGTCTGTACAGCAGGTCAAAGAGTATCGGAAGATGATGCGCGAGAATAAAGCGCTCAAGGAGCAGATGGAAGCCCAGCAGAACAAGCAGCGGACGGACGCAACAGTTGCCGCCTGGATGCGTGATGCCGAAGCTTTGAAGCAGGTATATCCGTCGTTTGACTTTGAGACTGAGCTTCAGAATGACCAGTTCAGGATGCTTATTCAGAGCAACATTCCGATACAAACCGCTTATGAGGTAGTCCACAAGGATGAACTCATTCCGGCAGCTATGCAGTACACGGCGAAGCAGATTGAGGCGAAAGTTGCCAACAATGTGCGAGCCGGACAGAAACGCCCCGCAGAGGGCGCTGCAAGCAGCCGCAGTGCGGTGCAGGTGAAGAGCGATCCCAGTAAGTTTACCAAGGCGGACATGGCCGAGATTGCCCGCCGGGTAGCGAGAGGAGAAAGAATCGTTCTCTGATTCCTGAACTCCTCTCGACCATCACAACACTATGAGAGGAGAAAAACATGATTAAATACCTTATCATTCTCGCATTTGTTGCCATGATTACCGCATGCGTCGTGAACCGGCGCGGTGGGTATATCGGCGACTTCATCCAGCTGTTCGCAGTGCAGACCACACTGCTGAACACAACCGGGAACGATCTGTCCCCGGAAATGAAGATCTTTTACGACAAAGCTCTTCTGTACGCAGCACAGGCACAGCTTGTGCATCACCAGTTCGGCCAGAAGCGGCCTATCCCTAAGAACGGCGGTAAACAGATTGAATTCCGCAAGTTCACTCCGCTTGCAAAGGCTCTTACACCGCTTACTGAAGGTGTAACGCCTGCCGGGAACCAGCTTGATGTGACCTCACTCGTTGCGACCGTCAGCCAGTACGGTGATTTCATCTCTCTGTCTGATGTCCTTGAACTTACCGCAATCGATAATGTGGTTCTGGAAACCACCAAGCTTCTCGGTGATCAGGCCGGCCTGACGATGGATACCGTCGTGCGTGATATCCTGCACACGGGCACCAACGTTATGTATGCGCCCAAGCTCGCCAATGGACCGGGAAGTGCTGAGACCGCAGTAACCAGCCGTGCAGCCCTCAACGCAACATGCGTCCTGACTGTTGATCTGGTAAAGCAGGTTGTGGCACGTCTCCGCGCAGTCAATGCACCGAGATTCGACGGCCGCCATTACCACGCAATCATCCATCCTTATGCCGAGTACGATATCATGAATGATCCTGAGTGGAAATATCCGCATGAGTATAAGGACACCGAAAACATCTACGAAGGTGAAATCGGCATGATTGCTGGTGTGCGCTTCTTCGAGAGCTCCGAAGCGAAGATCTGGCGCGGCACTGGTTGCCCGTCCGGGCTGTCCGTATTCGGCACTCTGTTCTTCGGAGAGAATGCTTACGGCGTCACGGATGTTGAGGGCGGCGGCCTTGAGACCATCGTCAAGCAGAAAGGCTCTGCCGGTACTGCTGACCCGCTGAATCAGCGTAGCTCTGTCGGCTGGAAAGCCCTTGAGACCGCTGAAATCCTTATGCAGCCGTACATGATCCGCGTGGAGCACTGCTCCAGCCGCTGGTCCGCGACTGTTGAGGCCAACTAAGCAGCAAGGGGGAGGGGTTTTCCCCTCTCCCATTTTTATTTAACAAGGAGGATTCACCAAATGGCGAAAACCGAAAACACTGCACCCACCGAAGTGCCCACCGAAAACACTGCACCTGAAGTTCAGAAGCAGGAAGAGTTGACTGAAGAAGAAAAAATCTGGGGCAAGAAAGTCAAGATCAGACTTCCGATTATCCCCGGACAGCCGAAGCAGGAAGCACTCTTTGTCGGCTGCAATAACCGCACATGGGTAATTCCGCGTGGAAAAGAAATGGAAGTCCCCGAGTGTGTGGTTGAAATCATCAATCACTCGGAGGAAGAAATGATCCGGGCTGCACAGTTCCGGGAAGCCAACGAGAAAGGCTGAGAACAGGGAGCGCCCGACGCTCCCTATTTTTGTAGGGAGGATTAACATGACAATCAGTGAAGCTATCGCAGAAGTTGATTCGCAGAAAGCAAACGCCTATGAACGTGAAAAAAAGATAAAATGGCTCGACCGCCTGGACAACAGGATTTATAACGAAATCATCCTGACCCACGAGTACAATGAAGGAGAAGAGGAAGTAACCTTCTCCGGGTACAACGCTGACACGGACATGGACACGGAGCTTCTCGTCGGGGAACATTACGCAGAAATGTATGTGCGCTGGCTTGAGGCCCAGATCGACTACAACAACATGGAATATGATGCGTTCAATAACTGCAACAGCGTGTTTGAATCCATCTATTCATCGTTCAGAAACGCATACAACCAGTCCCACCTGCCGAAAACAAGCAGGAAAAGATACTTCTGAAAGGGGGAGCCGGTGCAATGGCATACTACCCGAGATTGAATGCCCGGAGACAGACACGCCTGATGACGGATGTGTTTGCCGGGTACAATCACAATCTGAAGATAGCCGACGGGGAGTTCTACGAGACAAAGAACCTCTCCAACCGGTATTATCCCCTGTTTGCGAACAGGCAGAAGCGAGGACGGGTGAACCGGACGTTTACCAACCTTCAGAAGATCATAGCAAAGGACGCGCTGTACTGGGTAGACAACGGCACTCTGTATGCCAATGGCTACGCTACCGGCCTCACGGGATTGCAGACCGAAAAGGAAACGCAGCTCGTCAGCATGGGCGCGTATATCTGCATCTTCCCGGATAAGAAGTACATCAATACGCAGGACCTTTCGGATTACGGCGACATGGGCGCGTCGTGGAACTATACCGGCACTGTCACATATACCATGTGCCATGCCGACGGGGAATACTACACCAATGTGTCGAAGCAGGACACGGAGCCGGAGAACCCGGCAAACGGCATGGTGTGGATTGATACCATAGACGGCACAGTAAAGGAGTATGCAGCCTACACGCAGACATGGGTAGTGATTGAGACAGTCTATACCCGCGTGGACTTCCTGACTATGGGGCAGATTCCCACCGCGTTTAAGGAGCTCGACGGTGTGGAAATCTCCGGCATGAACTTCCCGGACCTGAATGGAAGTAAGATCCTCTACGCTGCCGGCGGTGATCAGAATACATCCTATGACTATGTGGTGCTTGTTGGCATTCAGGAAGAGCAGTATACCCAGACTGGGGCAAGCATTACCATCAACCGTGTGGTTCCTGACATGGACTATGTGTGCGAAGCGCAGAACCGGCTATGGGGCTGCTTCTACGGCAACGACGGCACGAAGAATATCAATGAGGTTTATTGCTGTGCGCTCGGAGACTTCCGGAACTGGTCCCAGTACCTCGGAGTATCAACAGACAGCTGGAGGGCATCTCGTGGCTCGGACGGGCCGTGGACGGGCTGCATCAATTATCTGGGTACACCGACTTTCTTCAAGGAAAACATTATCCACCCGATATCCGTTTCCTCTGTTGGAGCTCACCAGATAGACGATATCCCGGCACGCGGCGTGCAGATTGGAAGCCACAACAGCCTTGCCGTAGTCAATGAAACGCTGTACTACAAAGCCCGCGCCGGTGTGATGGCCTATCAGGGCGGCATGCCGGTAGACGTTGGGCCTGCTCTCGGTGAGGAAAGATACTACGATGCTGTAGCTGGTGTGTTCGGACAGAAGTATTACATCAGCATGAAAGACAGCTCGGACGTCTGGCATTTCTTCTGCTTTGACGTTCAGAAGGGGCTGTGGATGCACGAAGACAATCTCCATGCGGAAGCATTCGCAAGGGTAAATGATGCGCTGTACGTGCAGGCTCAGAACAATGTGTGGGATATAAACGGCACTGACGGAACACTGGAAGATGATTTCGAGTGGGAAGCTGTGACCGGCCTCATGTATTACGAGTACCCGGACAGAAAATACGTGTCACACTATAATGTTAGACTCAATCTCGCATTTGGGGCTACAGCGGATGTTTTTCTGGAATATGATTCATCTGGACTGTGGAATTTCTATAACTCAATAAAAATTCCCACAACCGGAACGGTCACAATTCCAATCAGGCCGAGACGATGTGATCATCTCCGTCTGAAGATAAAAGGGAAGGGAGATATCAAGATCTACTCCATTGCCCGGATCCTTGAAACAGGGAGTGATGTGTAGTGGCGTTCTTTGTTGAAAAACCCCCTCAGATGAAAGGGAGCGCGCAGGAACAAATAAATGCACTGCGCGATTACCTGTTTCGCATGGTGAAAAGCCTGAATGCTATAGACACGGCAGAGGCAGACACGACACAGGTAAAGATAGCCTATGACAAGAACGGGCAGCAGATTCTATCTGTAAACGGTGAAGCGGACCCAAAGAGCGTGGAGCAAGTGAGAAAGAACGCTTCAGAGCTCCGGTCACTGATCCTCAAATCTGCTGAAAATCTGCAAAACCAGATAAACAACATTGAGAACCGGGCATTCTACGTCAAATATGCAGACGATTTCGCCGGTCAATACCCGTCGGCAATGTACAACGTCCCTACCACAAACACCTATTACATGGGCGTGTGCGTCTCCACAAGCGAAACAGCACCGACAAACCCCGCTCTCTATACGTGGAGCCGCATCAAGGGTGACGGTGGCACCGGCCTAAACTCCGCAACAGTCTTCCTGTACCGGCGCGGAGACAACCCACCAACAAAGCCGCAAACAGATCTGACATACACCTTTGCATCCGGGAGGCTCACGCTTGACAGTGCTTCTGTCGTTGATCATGCGGTGGTGGAACCTGATGCGTCCGTTTCCGGGAACACGATCACTTTCAACACTGCTGAAGTGGAAGGGCATAAAGTCGAGGTTACCGGCTGGACGCAGGAAATCCCGGATTCAGACGGGCGGCCCTGCTGGGTAATCACCGCCACAGCCATTGCGACAACGGCAACTGATGTGATAGGAGCTTCTGAATGGAGCGAGGTTAGAAAGCTGGTAGAAGACGGAGCTCAGGGCGCGGATGGCCTAAACGGTAGAGATGGAGCAAACGGAGTCAATGGCCGCGACGGGCAGGACGGAGCTGACGGGCTCAACGGCTACAGCACCGCGATAGTTTACCTCTACAAGAGAAGCGCGACAGCTCCCAGCATTGACTGGACCGATGCAATCACCTACGACTTTACCAGAAAAGCCTTTACCAGCGTGCCGACCGGATGGACCAGCACTGTTCCGAACGGCGAGGATCCGCTTTACGTCACGGCAGCAACGGCAATGAGCCGGGAAGACACGGACACGATTGCCTCAACAGAATGGTCAACACCTACTGTGATGGCAGAGAACGGCACGCAGGGCACCCCAGGACCCGCCGGAGCGGATGGCCGCACGTCATACCTGCATATCAAATACAGCAACGACGGGCAGACATTCACGGAAAATCAGGGCGAGGACATGGGAACGTGGATAGGAACCTACACGGATTTCACAGCAGAGGACAGCATGGTTTTCTCTGATTATGCGTGGCACCGCTTTGCGGATGACACGGAGATTCAGGAGGCTATAGCAGCAGGCGACAACTACGTTATGCAGTATGTGGATAACAAAGTTGAGGAATACAACAGCTTGTATGTGGCAAAATCTGAGTACGGGACCTTCACGGAGCAGATTCAATCTTCCATCGAGACAACGGCGCGGGGCGTGGTGGAAAGCTACGACTACGGTTCTTCCATCCAGTCTATGCAGGAAAACATAGACCTGATGCAGGATTACTACACCAAGATTGACGGCGAAATCCGAAGGGGAATTATCCTTAACCCGGAAACGCAGGAGTACGAGCTCGGCATTGCAATCTCCCAAAACCTGCAATTCTCCGGGGAGATATGCGACTCTTCCGATGAACACAACCCCGGCGACGGCCACACGTATTACTATCTGAATGCCGGCCAGACCTTCGGCCTTTACACAGCTACCGGCTGGCAGTTCTGGATAGACGGTTATAAGGTGGGCTGGTTTGATTCTCTGGACGGAATGCTGCACGTCTCCAAGATCATTGTGGAAGATTGCGTCCAGTTCGGAGGAAACTGGCAGCTCAGGAGTACGGCGGGCGGCGCAGAATTTGAATTGCTGTACACAGGGAGTTAAGCTATGGGAACAATATCACTATACAAACTTAAAAGCAGGGATGCGAACGGATGGGGCTCAGACTGGGGTACTATATCCGGGTACGCATGGGCGTGCAATTATTACGGCTGTTACTCTGTTATTGCTACACAGATGTATCTTCAGTCAAGCACTGCAATGTATGGGTGTTCCATAAGCGCAAGCTTTGCGAATGTACAGGGCGGAACACACAGCGCAAGAATCAACTGCTATCTGTATTCCAATCCTCCGTCGGATCCCACTGCATCCGCTCCAAGCTCACCACCGAGCGGGTATATCAAGAAAGTATCTCAGGTCGCATCACTGAATCAGAGCTCGGCAACAAGGGTGACGTTTACCTTTGAAGATCTGAGCTTTACCAATATCAACCCATCTACCGGCGGCGCGTACATATTCTTCTGGTTTGAAGTTGAAAGCAGCGGAACGTATATAGACGGTATGTACTTCACCGCGTACAGCGGCGGGCCGTCTGGAATATCTGCACCTTCTGTATCGGCAACCTTCGAGCTTCCTACGATGGAGCTCACAGTTTCCCCGAAATCGCTCACGACAAACAACTATATCAATGTGAGTCTGTCGAACGGAACCGGCAGCGAACAGCTCCAAATTCTGTACGGCAACACGGTTCTGTACACGCACACGATACCGACAACAGGCTTGCAAATACTGTGTAATAAGTCGTGGTTCACAACTGCTGGTGTTTCATCAAGCACGGAAATGAGCCTGACGGTGAAGGTGACAGGCGGGCGGCCTGACCCGATAACGACGTACATCACACTAAAGGCCGGTTCGGATATGTACCCGACACTCGGCAATCCAACAGCGGAGATTGTACAGGGCGAGTCGGCAGCAAGCGCGTTCCCTAACACCTACATAGCCGGCATCAGCTCATGCAAGGTGAGCGCATCAGTGAGCAGGCCCACAAACGCAACCATCGTAAGTGTTGTACTCAGTTATCCCGGCGGTGAATCCGTCAACATGAGGCTGAACAGCAGCACGAACAAATACGAAGGAACAACGGCGGTCCCGCTTACGGCAGACACCACATTCACGGTTACGGTAACAGATAGCCGTGGACTGAAGACAGCAAAGACTGTATCGGTAACCGGCGTTGTGGCATACACAAGGCCGTCACTCAATTTCAACACAGCAAACACATACCGGTGTAATTCCTCTGGAACAAAGGAATCCGGCGGCGCGTACTACAAATTCGGCATTTCCGCTACGTTTTCCACAGCACTGAGCGGGAACAAGCTGACGGTAAAGTATAAGCTTGAAACCGAGGCGTCCTATACCACATTAGCCTCCAACGTCACAACATCCCCGTACACGAACACAACCGGAGCTCTCGGCGGGAGCTTGTCAGTGAATAGCTCCTACACCATTGTTGTAGTGATCGAGGACCTTATCAGCGGCGAGATAACCAAGACAATCACGCTGGAAGGTGCACTCCGAAACATTGTCGTGAAGCGCAGCGAGGATGGCACGTATGTAGGCATCGGCAAGACCCCGGAAACCGCGAGCGGAGAAAGCATGATTGAAATGCCGGCCGGGAGCGGGATGCTTATAGGTGGACTTGACCCGTTTGCGTTTCTGGCTTCTGCCAACGGCGCAAATGCAACAGGGGCCCTGTTTAACCAGAACTTCCTGAGCATTGGCAGCGGGAGATGCAGTGAGGAGCACCAGAGCGTATTCTTCTATAAGCCGGCAGCAGATACGGCATGGTCAAACATCCCAGCAGCTATGTCAGGCGTCGCGTGGCAGGGGTTCCGACTGGTACTCTATTACAACGCGAACCTGTATATGGTTATCATCATAGAGCTAAGACCGACGGTAGGCAGATTGTGGTTCAACAGATACTACAGCAACGCGTGGTCCGGCTGGAAGAGCCTGACACCGGCATGAGAAAGGAGAAGAACATGGCAAACAGAGAAAAAGAACAGTACCTCAACGATGAAGTGTACAAAAATGCCGAAGCGTATGTAGGCGCGGTAAAGCCTACCTATGCAGGCACGTACGATGACCAGCTCAAAGGGATTTACGACAAGATTGCGAACCGGGAGCCCTTCAGCTACGATGTCAACGCTGATCCTCTGTATGATATCTACAAGGACAAGTACATCCAGCAGGGCAAGCTGGCAATGAAAGACACGATGGGGCAGGCGGCAGCCCTCACGGGCGGCTATGGTTCCACCTACGGCCAGCAGGTAGGGCAGCAGACCTACGATGCGTATCTGCAAAACCTCTCGGCGGTTATCCCTGAACTGTATGGCATGGCCTACCAGAAGTATCAGGATGAGGGCGACGCGCTGACAAAGCAGTATGGAATGCTCGGAGACCTGCGTGATTCGGAGTACGGCCGGTACAGAGACGAGCTTTCTGATTACAATTACGGGCAGGATACTCTGCGTGCACTGGAAGACATGCTGTATAGCCGCAGAATCAACGAAGAAAACACCGCCTGGAATCGTCAGCAGGAAGAAGCCCAGACTGCATGGGAACGTCAGCAGGCGGCATACAAGAACCTCATTCAGACCATCTCCACGACAGCATACCAGCCTTCGGATGCAGAACTTGCAGCGGCGGGCATGTCCAGAGAAGAAGCGGAGGCCGTGCGTGCACAAGCACTGCGAGAGTGGGCTGTGAAGATGGACCAGATCTACGGCACGGGCGGCAGCTCCGGCGGCGGTCGTTCCGGCGGTGGCGGTGGAGGCGGCGGAGGCGGCGGCTCCGGCTATGGCGGCAGCTCCGGTAGCGCGGCTCCTGCTGGAAACGCTGGCTTCACTGTCGATAATGCCGGGGACCTGATCTACACCGGAACGGCAGAACAGTATTACAACCTTTCCGACAAGACAAGAGCTGCTGCTGAAGCTGCTGTTGCTGCTCAGGAAAAGGGCAAGTCCATGACTGAGTATTACAAGAAGAAATACGGAATGTAATATCAACACTCGCTGAAGGGAGCTACGGAACATGAGTTTTAATGTTTCACAGCATGTGAAAGACAAAGAAACATACGGTGGTCAGGCACAACCCGTGCGGGATGTGACGCCGTTTCAGACTGATCAGGGAATCAATCTGTCTGAGCTCGCAAGACAGGCAGCAGCAGAGGAAGAGGAAAGACGCAGGCGAGAGGAAGAAACGCGCAGAGCGGCGGAAGAAGCCAGAAGGAAAACACTTACCACTGAGAGAAATTCTCTTATTGAGAAGTACAAGAGCCTCGGAAACCCGAACTACCTCAAAACCGCAGCAGAAAGAAATGCTTATGTCAAGAACAGGAATGACATTCTCGACCAGCTGAAAAAGTATAATGAAGCACTCGGCCTTGACGAGAGCGACTATATCAACCTCGGGGATAGAATCGAGAAAACCGTCACCGGGGCAACCAAGCAAAGCGGTTCTGGCTTTCTGAACTTCCTCGGCACTGGCGTTTCGTATCTCCGGGATCTGGCAAACAGGATTGGTGGCAACACCAATCCTTATGCCGGATATGCTACGGATGAGGTATCTGCTGCAAACATCGGCTACGAGCACGATGATAGCTTTTACGACGATGCACAGCAGATGTCAGACAGAGTGCAGGCGGCGGCAGACAGGATCAGCGAAAGCGCAAGTGAGGACCTCAGAGTTGCAAAAGCCGGGCTCGGCAATGTTGGCAGTGCTGTTGTAGATATCGGCGCGAACCTGATTCAGATGGGCTATGATGCAGCAATCGGGGCTGTCACTGGCGGCGGTTCCCTCGCTTCAATGTTTGTCCGGTCCGCTGGTAGTCAGGCACAGGAAGTACGGCAGGCGGGCGGTAGCACAGCACAGCAGTTCTGGGCTGGTGCCGCAAGCGGCGGCATTGAAGTGTTGACGGAGAAGATGGCAGACGGCCTCGCTGGGATTTACGGCAAAGGTGCAGCCGATGACGTGATCGAGCGGGTAATCGGCAGACTGTCAAAGAGTGATTTCGGGCGCACTGTCCTCCGGCAGCTCGCCGGAGCCGCAAGCGAAGGTGTAGAAGAAGTCACGAGTGACCTTCTCAATCCGTTTGTCCAGATCATCTACAACAACAAAACACTGCTGGAAACTGCCAAAGACAGCTATAACCTCAGCGATATGCTCTATGACTTCATCATCGGTGCAGCTGTAGGCGCTATCGGCGGCGGCGCTTCCCTCGTTGTAGATGAACAGGGGAATATCAACCCGAGAAACAGCCAGAACGCGCAGGCAAACCAACAGCTCCGGTACACGGAAGAAGCCAGAAACGCCCTAATTGACCGTGGATTTGACCAGAGGACCGCACAGCGGCAGGCTGAGAACATTGCCATACAGATGATGGATGGGCAGCTCACGGACGCACAGCAGCGGGATTTCAACAGATATCCGACAGCCGCAGAAGTCTTTGAGCAGATGCGGACCAACAGAAGCACAGAGAGCACCCAGACGGAGGAAGAGTCCAGAGAAAACACAGAGCAGACTGCGAGAACCTATGTTGAGCAGACTGTGGAAGATTTGGACGTGCCTGAGCAGGCAGCGCAGATCCTTCTCTCTGGTTATGAAACGGGAGACGCAAACGCGCAGGACTACGTGCAGGGCATCAAGGAAGCATTCAAGGCCGGTCAGCTCGGTGTAGATTACGAACAGGCGCGGCAGGATGCTGTCTTCGGGCAAAAGCTCAACGACCTGCAATACCGGCATGCGTACCAGATCGGAGCCCAGAAAGCCGGCCTCACGCCAAATCTGCCCGCTCTCCCGGCCACAAGCGAAGCAAACACAGAGACCGCAACACCTTCCTATGGCAGCATAGAGGAATTCAGCAGCACATTCAGCAGCCCGGAGCAGGTGACGCAGATCTATGATCAGACACCGGAAACGGATTTGAACGTGTTCCAGCGGGATTTCCAGCGCGCCTACGACATGGGGCAGAGCGGGGTAAGCGCATCTTACCTCAACGACCAGACGATACCTGGGCTCACGGCAGACCAGAGGCAGGCAGCCTATCAGATGGGGCAGAGCGCAGCCACAACGCAGGCAACCAGCCGCGACACGAGAATAGCCCAGAACCGGAAGACCGGAAACCTCAACCGGGCGAAAGGCACAGTGAAGGGCGAGGGCGTCACCATTGCGGATATGCGGGCTGCTTTCAACGACAGCCAGAACACGGCCTATCGTCTGCTGACCCGTTACGCAGAGACTACAGGTGTGAACATCGTCCTGTATAACTCGCAGGCAGACAGTAGGACCGGGATGTTCCCGGAGGCACAGGGCCGCTTCCAGTGGCGGGATAACGCAATCTATGTGGATATCAATAGCGGCCTGAACAACATCAACGATGTGAACGACCTCGGCAAATACACAATGCTTAGAACTTTTGCTCACGAGTTCACACATTTTATTGAGAAATGGAATCCGACAAGGTATAATGAGTTCAGACAATTCGTGTTCCAAACACTGGAAGCGAAAGGGGAGAATGTAAATGACCTGATAGAATCCATGCAGATGCGCGACAGCTCCGGGAAGATGACCTACGAGCAGGCATCCCGCGAAGTTGTAGCGGATGCGATGATGGATATTCTGCCGGATTCAACTCTCGTGCAGCAGCTTTCGCAGGAGCACCAGACAATCTTCCAGCAGCTATTGAAGCGGCTGAGAGACTTTGCTGCACGGATGCGGCAGTATTACAACCAGATTTCCACACGGGCGCCTCGCGAAGCGCAGGCTTTGAAGGAAAACAACTCCTACATGAAGAGCATTGTTGATATGTGGGACAGCATTGCAAAGGGTGCTGTGGAAAATTATCAACAGACAGTTGGAGAAGAATTCCTCGACCAGCCTGCAAAGCCGGAGAACCTTCCGAAACGCAGCAAACCGAAGCAGGATGTTTCTGACATTAATGTCGGGAACAAAGAAGAACGGACACGGCAGCGGGCAGGAACGGACTTCTTCAGACCTGTTGACGTGACTGAAGAGGAAACTCCGAACCTTGCAAGAGAAGCGACAAGATGGAACCAGCCCGTGAACCGCGATCGTTTCCCGGCAAACGATTTCACCAGTCAGGCCGAGGCTGGGCCTGATCTGAAAAATATGGTTCCGCGAAGGGCGGAGCCGGTAGAGGAAAGGACGGAACCGATAAATGAACGCACAGAAACAGCAGAGCCCGAAGCCCCTGACGTTCGAGCAGAGGAGGGGAATCGGAGTGATGGGACAAGAGCTGTACGAGTATCTTCTGAACAACCAGCAGGAGACGTACAGACAGATGTATCAGAACGGCAGCCTGATTCCGTATCTTCAGAAAACGGGGATGGAGCTGGACGACATGGTGATAGATCTGATGCAGAGCGGGATGGACGAAGCGGGAGCGAAGGAAGTGGCGAGAGCAGAGTTCAACCCGGACGTGAACCCGGAGAGCTGACCAAAGAAGAACACCAGAAGCAGACCGAGGAGCTTCACGAGACTGCCGAAGATCTGACTAAAGAAAAATCAACCGAGGCAGCAGGCGGCAACAACTATGTTATCGGTGATAGCCTTGATCTCCCGAACGGGAGCAAGGCACGGTATAAAGCCAATGTGGACGCAATCCGCATCGTAAAGCAACTGGAAGCCGAAGGGCGAAATGCAACCCCGGAGGAGCAGGCAGCGCTTGCCCGTTATGTAGGATGGGGCGGAATCCCGGAAGCATTCGACGAACGAAAGGCAGATTGGAGCAAGGAATTTGCCGAACTAAAAGAGCTCCTTACCGATGAAGAATACAAGGCAGCGAGGGCCAGCACCACAAACGCCCACTATACGAGCATTGAAGTGATCAAAGCTATGTATGCAGGGCTCCAAAAACTCGGATTCAAAGGCGGGCGCATGCTGGAACCGTCTTCCGGCGTTGGAAACTTTGTCGGAGCGATGCCGGCAGACATGACGGCAAACGTCAAGAGCTGGACCATGGTGGAGCTCGACAACATCACCGGCCTGATTGCAAAGCACCTGTATCCGCAGAACGACGTGCGGATTGAAGGGTTTGAGAAAGCAATCATCCCGGATAACTTTATGGACGTAGCTATCGGGAATGTCCCATTCGGAAATTACCCGATTGTGGACCGAGCTTTTCCGAAAAAGGTAACATCAGCTATCCACAACTATTTCTTCGCCAAGTCACTTCAGAAAGTAAGACCGGGCGGCATAGTGATGTTCATCACTTCCAGCTACACGATGAACAGCAATGACCAGACCGTCAGAAAGTACATTGCCAAGCAAGCTGATCTGCTCGGCGCGATCAGACTGCCGAACACTGCTTTCAAAGGGAACGCAGGCACGGAAGTCGTTACCGACATTCTTGTCCTGAAAAAACGTGCACCCGGCACGGAATATGCGGGACAGCCATTCATTGACGCATCGTGGGATTATCGCCCGAACGGACTCGGCTACCGAAATGAATACTTTGTTGCCCACCCGGAAATGATCATGGGCGAGGAAACTACCACCGGCAGCATGTACCGCAGGAACGAGTACACCGTGAACCCGAAGACGGATGCGGGAACACTCGGCGAGCAGATCACAAAAGCCTTTGAGAATATCACTGGCCAGATGGACTATACCGCAGCGGAAAGCCCGGAGAAGACTAACTATAAGGTGCAGCGTGCTGAGAAGGGCACAAAGCAGGGCGGCTATGTTCAGAAGGAAGGAAAGATTTTCCAGAACGACGGCGGCGAACTGAAAGAAGTTCAGACGGACGAGAAAACTGCGAAGCGAATCACTGGGATGCTCGGCATCCGGGATATAGCGCGTGAACTCCTGAATGCACAGCAGCAGGGTGTAGACGAGAAGAACATTAAAGCTATACGTCGCAGCCTGAACAAAGCCTATGACGATTTTGTAAAAGCGAACGGATTTCTTAATTCCCCGGCAAACCGGAAAGCTTTCGCAGATGATCCGGACCGGTTCAGCCTGTTTGCACTGGAAAACTGGGACTCTGATAAGAAGACAGCCACAAAAGCGGATATCTTCAAAATAGATACAGTTAAACCGAACAGGACAGCCACACACGCAGACAATGTAAAGGACGGCCTAACTATCTCTCGGAACACAACCGGAGGTGTGGACGTTAACCTGATTGCCCGCCTGACCGGGAAAAGCGAAGCAGAAGTAACGCGGGAACTGATAGACAGCGAGCTTGCTTTCAAGAACCGCAATGGCAATCTTGAACCGGCTGAAACCTATTTGTCCGGCAATGTGCGGGCGAAGCTCCGCGACGCGCAGGGCATGGTAGGTTTTGACAAAGACTATCAGCACAACATTGATGCACTGAAGATGGTTATCCCGGAGGATATACCGCATGAACAGATTTTCGTGCAGCCAGGTACACCGTGGATCCCGGAAAGCGTCTATTCTGATTTTGCTGCTTATATTCTCGGCGGGAACAATCACCGCTCGTGGGGCGAGCCAGATATCCAGATTCACCGCAGCAACCAGACCGGAACATTTACCATAGACCTGAACAACAAACGGCTGAAAACCAACTATAGAAACACACAGGAATGGGGAACACCAAAGAGACCGTTTCTGAATCTACTGGAAGCTGCGATGAACAGCCGCAGCGTTACTGTCACATATAAGGATTCAGAAGGGCACACTGTTGTGGACCGTGTTGCGACGGATGCAGCCAACGAAAAGATTGAACAGATCACCAAGAAGTTTCAGGAGTGGCTATGGGAAGATGCGGACCGGACGAAGGATCTTGAATATCTTTACAATGAGACTTTCAACAATCTCGTTACCCCGAAATACGACGGCAGCACTCTTACAGTGAACGGCCTCCGGGCAGGATGGAGCCTGAAACCGCATCAGGCAGATGCAGTACAGCGTATTATCTCGTGCGGTGGCAATACCCTGCTCGCTCACCGTGTCGGTGCTGGTAAAACAATGGAAATGGCAGCAGCGGCCATGAAGCTGAAAGAGCTCGGAATTGTCAACAAGCCCATGTTTGCCGTTCCAAAATCGCTGGTAGCTCAGTGGGGAAAGGAATTCAGTTCCTATTTTCCGGCAGCTAAAATCCTCGTAGCAGAGCAAAGCGACTTCACACCTGCGAACCGGAAGACATTTGCAAACAGGATTGCTACCGGGAACTATGACGCTATCATCGTCTCTTACGAACAGTTTGAGAAAATCCCTATTTCTGATAGCTTCGCGGCTGGCCTCTATCAAGAACAGATTGACGAGATTATCCGCGCAATCAATGAAGCCAAAGAAGAGAGCGGGAAAAACTCTATGTCCATCAAGGATATGGAGAAGAAACGGAAACAGCTTGAAGCTAAAGTGCAGAAGCTAACCAGCAAAGCTAAAGACACTGACAGCATTGAGTTTGAACAGCTCGGCATTGACAGTATCTTTGTGGACGAAGCACACAACTTCAAGAACCTGTTCTATACTACGTCCATGAACAATGTTGCCGGCCTCGGCAACAAGGACGGAAGCCAGCGGGCATTTGACCTCTACACAAAGGTGCGCTATCTCCAACAGCTCAATGGCGGGCGCGGCATCGTTTTTGCGACAGCAACGCCGGTTATGAACAGCATGAGCGAGATGTACATCATGCAGAAATATCTGCAATCCGATCTGCTGAATCAGCTCGGCCTTTCCACGTTTGATGCATGGGCTAAGCAATTCGGTGAAGTGGTCAATGGCGTGGAGATTAAACCGTCAGGGCAGGGCTACCGGATTAAACAGAGCTTCTCCCGCTTCAAGAACATGAATGAGCTGCAACTTCTGTTCCGCAACTTCTCCGACGTTCTGACAAAAGTCCCCGGCCTGAAAATCCCAAAAATGAAGGGCGGCGCGGTCAAGATTGTTGAGTGCGAGCCGGGAGAATTCCAGAAGTCCTATATGGAAGAGCTCACCAAGAGAGCTGACAACATCAAGAATGTTGATCCCAGCGAAGACAACATGCTGAAGATCACGTCCGACGGTAGAAAGATTTCTTACACACAGCGCATGATAGACCCGTCTCTTCCTTATGAAGAGGGATGCAAAATCTATATGTGTGCCGATAAAATTGTGGAAGAATACAAAGGCAGCAAGGAAATCAAGGGCACGCAGATAGTCTTCCTTGATATGGCAACTCCGAAGGGCAAGAGCAGCACGAAAGCCGCACAGCAGGAAGACACAGAAATGGACGCTGGAAGCGCTCAACTCTACGACGACCTGAAGAAGCGCCTCGTAAAGCTCGGCATTCCGGCGAAAGAAATTGCATTCATTCACGATGCAGACACAGACGCAAAGAAAACCAAGCTCTTTGCAGATGTGAATGACGGCAAAGTCCGCGTCCTGATCGGTAGCACAGGCAAGATGGGCGTCGGCATGAACGCACAGAAGCGCGTAGTTGCCATTCACCACCTTGATGCACCATGGAGACCAGGCGATGTAGATCAACGCGATGGACGCGCTTTCCGTCAGGGTAACATCAACGAGGAAGTCAGCAAGTACGTGTATGTTACCAAGGGAAGCTTCGATGCGCGCCTGTGGGATATCATTGACCGGAAGAGCGGATTCATAGGTCCTATCATGGACGGTGAAAACATAGGCCGCGAAGTGGAAGACACTGGTGAAGTAACTCTTTCCGCAGCAGAAGTAAAAGCCCTGGCATCCGGCAGCCCTCTCATTTTGGAGCAGGTGCAGCTGGAAAACGATATCAAGAAGCTGGAAAACCTGTATATGGCTCACCGTGCCGGACAGGTGGAGGCAAAGAAAAAGCTTCAGGAAGCAAAGCAGGCTAAAGCGGATGCGGAAGCCAGAGCGGAAAACGCCAGAAAGGATATCAAACACCGGACCGAAGAAAGCACGGATGATAAGTTTGGTATCACTGTCGGCAAAAAGAAATTCACCGACAAGAAAGAAGCTGGCAAAGCACTCATGGTTGCAGCGACAGCGAATGCAACAGAGGAGACCTATACCAAGATAGGGACCTTTGCGGGATTCGATGTTTCGGTGATCAAAACAAAAGAAGGTATTCTCGGCCTCCTGAAGGCAGACGGCGCGTATAAGTTCAACACCTACCCGGACAACACCACCCTCATGATCACGAACATGCAGAAGGTCCTGAACGGGCTGGATGCCTATGCAGAACAGCGCGACGACATTGCCAAACAGAAAGCGCAAGAGATTAAAGCGCAGGAAACGATGGCACAGGCTCCATTCCCGAAGCAGGCGGACCTTGATCAGAAACGGCAGCGGTACAACGAAGTTATGGAAATCCTCAACCCGAAAGAGGAACAAGCCATGGCAGAAGACGAGGGAGTCGAAGAATCCACCCGCCGTGAAACTATCAGCAACCGGGAACTGCTGGGAATTGCAGCACAAACGCTGGATGACAGCAAATTTACCGCAGCGGAGAAAGATGCACTGCGCATATTCCAAGAACGAGCTGGGCGGCTCCAAATGATGCAGATGGCGAGGGAAGACCTCGGAAAGCAGTACAAAGAGCAGCAGTTCGGGAAGGGGGGTAGCAGGGCCGAAGCGGAGCAGACTTATTCTGCCATGAAAACCTTAGATACTAAGATCAAAGCCCTCGAAAACAATCTCCTCGGTCTTGAAAACAAAGAAGTGCTGAAGCGAGTGCTTGAAAAGGCCCGCAACATTGTTGAAACACAGGAGCGGGAGCGCGGAAGCGAACGACTGAGACAGTACCGCGAGCGCAGGAACGAAAGCGAAGCGGTCAGAAAGAACCGGGCCCGCGTGAAGACGGAAGCGGAGACCTTGCGGAAGTGGCTGATCAACCCCAGCAGCAAGGATGTCCGGCAGCATGTGCCTGCTGAATTGCAGAAGACGGTGGCAGATTTCCTCGACAGCATCAACTTTGCCAGTCAGACGGCACTCAAGACCGGCGGCGCGGAGATAACCAAGGCCGACGAGCGGTATCTGAAGAACATGAAGAAGATGCACGATGCAATCAAGCACAATGTTGACGCACGCGGGGCATACTCCGGTTATGCGGACCTCCCAGAAGACTTCCTTGAGACGTTTGAAAAACTGATCCGGGCAGCAGAAGGGCACATAAGTGGCAACTCCGGCACGTTTGTTATCAACCAGATGACGGCGAGAGAGCTCAACGACCTGTACCATGCACTGAAAACATTACGGAAATACATCACAACCATGAATGTATTTCATAATAACGCAATGTTCCAGCACGCATCTGACGCAGCGGAAGAGACCATTGACCACCTGAAGAAGTTCGAGAAGTCCAAGAAGAGCGGGGCAATCTATAAATTCCTGCGATTCGACTACATGAGACCGTCCTACGCCTTTGAACATTTCGGGAAAGGCGGTCAGTCCATCGAGCATGAATTCCGGGAAGGTCAGGGAATACAGGCGAAACTGGCAAATCAGGTTATAGACTTCGCCAAAAAGACCTACACGGATAAAGAAGTCCGGGAATGGGGCGAAGAAACAAAGACCTTCGAGCTGGACAACGGCGAGAAGATCACGCTGCCGATCACGCACATCATGAGCCTGTACGCGCTGAACAAGCGCCCGCAGGCATTGACGCACATCTACGGCGACGGCATCCGCGTAGCAAACTACAAACAGGGCAGGACCGTGCAGCTTGATGAAGGGCACATTGTATCTCTGAACGACGTACAGCGTATGATTGATTCTCTTTCCGACCGGCAGCGGGCGGTAGCTGATGCGCTTCAGAAGTTCATGAGCACGGAAACCGCCAAATGGGGCAACTATGTTTCTATGGCTCGGTTCGACGTGGAGCAATTCACGGAGGAAACATACTTCCCAATCAACAGCGACGGACGGTATCTCCCGGCCACAGCGGACGAGAGCCCGGACAATGCGAGCCTGTATGCGCTCCTCAACTCTGGCTTTACAAAAGAGCTGAAAGAGGGAGCAGATAACCGCATCATCCTGTACAACGTCTTCGATGTATTTGCCAACCACACCGCCAGCATGACGCAGTATCGTGCATTTGCTCTCCCGGTTCTGGACGCGCTGAAGTGGTTCAACTACAAGAACGACACTACCTCTGTCCGCACAAAGCTGTCCTCGGCTTTCGGGGCTCCGGCAGACGAGCGGGCAGGAAGCGGCAGCAAGGGCTATGCAGAATCCTTTGTTCTGAATCTGCTTCGGGCATACAACGGCACGGCGGCGCAGGGTGATCCTTATGACAGCGTTGGGATGAAAGGACTGCACCGGTTCAACCGGGCCCAGGTAGCGTTTAACGCACGTGTCGTGATCCAGCAGCCTATGGCCGTTACTCGTGCGGCTATGCTTCTCAGCCCGTCAAAGCTGATGAAGGGCCTGAGCATGAGTGCAACGCAGATGAGCAAGCTGGCAGCAGAGATGGAACAGTACAGCGGCATTGCGGCATGGAAAGCGCTGGGATTCTATGATACTAACATCTCCCGTGGCCTGACGGAGCTGATTAAACAGAATCCGTCTTTCGGCGACAGAGTGACGGAAGTCGGAACCAAAGGCGCAGAGCTTGCGGACCGGTTCACGTGGGCGGCTATGTGGTATGCAGCGAAAGACAGTGTTGATAAGAGCAAGTACAAGACCAACGACGAGTACATGAAAGCTGTCACGGAGCTGTTTGAAGACGTGATCTATAAGACTCAGGTGGTAGATAGCGTGCTGACCAAGAGCGAGTTCCTCCGGTCAAAGGGATTCTTCCCGAGAATGCTGGGCTCGTTCATGTCGGAACCGATGACAACCACCTCCATGCTTGCTGACGCATACTACAAGTACACGGACGCATTACAGCAGGGAATGAGCAGGAGCGAAGCATGGCAGCGCAACGGCAAGAACATTGCAAAGACTGCTGCTGTGTACGGAATCGGCCAGATCATGCTGGCAGGTGTGCAGGCAATAGCTGACGCGTGGCGTGACGATGACGACTATGCCACATTCATGGAGAAGTACATCAGTGCTTTTAAGGACAATGTGGTAGAGGAGCTGGCACCCTTCGGGAAAATCCCCTACGTGTCTGAATTGTGGGAAGCCCTGAAATGGCTCGGCGATAAAGCTGGTGTCTGGGATGCGCTCGGGCTGGGCCTGTACGGAAGCGACATTTCGAACGGCTGGGCACAGTATGCGTCCTACCTGAAGAAGGGAGCCGAGATAGGCATTGACCTGATTCGCGGGAACAATACCAACTACACCCCGTATGGAGCGATTTACAACCTGCTCCGTGGTGCTGCCGGCATGACCGGATATCCTGTAGCTACCCTGTGGAGAGAAGTGCAGGACGTGTGGAACAACACTGTCGGATCCTTCGACCCCAACAAGAAGCTGAAAACATACCGAGTATCTGACGAAAGCGGCATCAAATATGCTCTTCAGGATGGCTATCTCACGGAAGATGAAGCCCTCACCATGCTTGAGGAACGCGGCATAGCTAAGGACGCTAACGACGCGTGGTTCAAAGTGACCAGCTGGATCACCGGCGACAAGAAGTATGATAGCCTGAAACGAGCGGTGGCGGCCAATAGCAAGGAAGATTACCTCGCGGCAATGGACGGCCTTACATCCCACGGCATAAAAGAAAAGACGGCCATAAGCCAGATTAAGACCCTGATAAAAGGTATCTACACCGGAGACCTGTCTGATGATGACAGGGAGCTTGTAGGCGACGTTACGATTACCGACTCTCAGGCAAAGCAGATGTTGAAAGACTACGCCGATATGGACAACGACGAAGCACAAGAACTGCTTGAAAGCTGGAAGTTCCTTCAGAAGAACGGATATGAGTACAGCAGCCGGAAGAGCGAGTATCTGGACGGCAATATCACAAAGCAGGAAGTCAAGCAGGCTCTTATGTCCTACGGAAAACTGTCTTCGGAAGATGCGAACGAGCAGATTGCGGAGTGGGATTTCGAAAAGAAATACGGCTGGGCATGGAGCGAGCGCAAGACCAAGTACCAGAAAGGAAAAATTTCTCGCTCGGAGATGTACAGTGCACTCACCAATTACGGCGGCATGACGGCAGAAGAAGCAAACGAGCAGCTTGAGGTATGGGATTGGTCCAAGAGCGTACCTGGGGCCGACAGCATTACCAAGGCGGCTATTGCGGACTACAACGCATACTGCGCTCCTGCCGGCGTCAGCAAGGAAAACTACGTCAAGATCTGGAAGATCAAGAACAGCACCAAAGCAGAAGTCGATGCGAACGGCGAGAGCGTGAAGTATTCCGTTACCAAACAGGTAATGGTAGAAATCAACAAGCTCCCGATTTCGGCGGACCAGAAGACAGCTATTGCGCTGTGTTACTGGGCCCAGAAGACAGTCAACAAGTACAAACTGTGGTAAAGGAGCGGGGAAATGGTCAAAGAGGACTACATAAAGGAACTCCAAACAGCAGGAGAAATATTCCAGAAGCTCCGCGAAGACCAGACCAGCAAGAGGAGAAAGCGGGGCAATCTCGCTTATCTCCTCATGCACGAGCAGCATGAAGTGGAGCGAGTGATACAGTACATCCGCAGATTCGGCATAGACGAACCGGATGATATGGGATGGGAGGAACAAGATGAATAAAGTAATCCACAGATTTGATCTCGATTTAGAGAAACAGGACTCTCAGGTATATGTCTGCATCCGGAAGACTGACACAGGGCATCGGTTGGAAGTAATGCTCAGGGTGGGCGGCAACCCCTTTACATTTGCTGACGGCGATATCGTTGTGCTCTCATGCCAGAAAACCGGAGGGCATATAAATATTAACGGCACCATCGAAGATAACAAGATTGTGGTTGATCTCACCGCAGCGGTCACAGCGGCAGCGGCCGAGTGGAAGTGCGACTTCAATCTTATAGGAATCGATGGAACCTTGCTGGCAACTCCGCCTTTTACCATACTGGTGGATGAACCGGCAGCCACACTTAACTAAGGAGGAATACTCATGGCAAATAATCCCTACATTGATAAGGCCGTAATTGATGGCGTAACCTACGATATCCGGGCCGCGAACGGCACGCCTGTTATCTCCGGCTACGGCGGCAACGACCTTTCTGAGGAATTCGAAAACGCTGCTGAGCTGCATGCAGCGATTGCGGCAGGCGATTTCAGCAAAATCAGAGTCGGCGATTTCTGGCCGATCACTCTGAGCGGCAGCTACAAGAACTTTGCAAAGTACACGGTCCCGGCAGGAACCACGTACTACACCGAAGCTTCTCTGACCAACAACGCTGGCACGACGGAAGCGGCTATGGCCGGTTACTATCAGAGTGCCACAGCGGTCAAAATCACCATCTCCGGCACTGATTATTTCGTTTCCATAAATGATTGTTCACTCGGTTATACCGAAACGCTGAACAATGCCATTATGAAAATGGAAGTGGCAGCAATCAACCCGTACATCCAGCACGGCGACACGGCACTGACGGCACAGCACGTTCTGTTCTGCTCCCGCGACTGCCTGCCGCCCACACTGATGATGCGTGCAGCAAACGCAGTGTGGCACGACACGGCAGCGGTCAACCCGTGGCTCGGCTCCGCGCTGTACGCAACCCTCAACGATGAAACCGATGGTATCATCAAGCTGGTGGAGGCTACCGATCTGGGGCAGTACCTCTTCAAAGGCCCCCAGAGCAAGGGCATGCGCGCAATGCTTCCGACTATGGCATCCGGCGCGGCAGCTCCGACGAGCTGGGCATGGAACAACAGAGGCAAGCTGTTCCTGCCGACAGAAAGAGAAGTCTACGGCGCTCCGGCATGGGGCGACAAAGGTGGCTACGAAGCGGGCAACCTGTACAACCAGTGGCCGATCTTCGCAGGCAGTGCCCGTCACATTATGAAGGGTGCTGGTAACGGCGGCGGACGCTGCCACTGGTGGCTTGAGACTGCTACCGCGGCTACGGCCTTCGCGGCTGTCGACACCAACGGCACCGCCACCAACGGCTACGCGGCGTACACCGCCATCCGCGTGCCCCTCTGCTTCCTCGTCACCTGACACCTATACAGCGCCCCTTTATGGGGCGCCTATCCGGAAAGGTAAAAAGAAATGAGTAACGTTTATACGAGAAACCGCAAAGTAACAGGGAAAGAATACTACGACATAGCGACGGACTTTTATATAGAGCTCCGACGCATAACCGGGAATCCGAAAATCTTTCCAAAGAGAACGCTTTACACGGACATAGTTCCGATGATCAATTCATACCATGAGATGCGGAACTATCTCACGAAAGCAGAAACCAGATTTCCGGTGGATGAGTATTCACTGAAAATGAGAAAGGAATACCTGCAAAGAGCAATCGAAGCAGGAGAAACCCTTTTCACACAGCTCCAAGACTGCGTGTGGGCTATCGAAAGCGTTACTCCTGACCGGGTGGAGCAGGCAGGAAAGCTCCTGATACAGGAGCTCAAGCTTATTCGCGGCTTGAAAAAGAATGCGAAGATTCAACAATCTAAGTAATCCCAGCAGGTTATCGACTGTTAAACGCTGCAACTGGTGGCTTGAGACTGCTACCACGGCTACGAACTTCGCGAATGTCAACAACAACGGCAACGCCAACAACAACAACGCGGCGAACACCAACATCCGCGTGCCCCTCTGATTCCTGATATCTTTATGGTCAAAAGATGGCCAGTCAGAGTAAGCCTGCAAAGGCCGAAATCCGCGCCTCTATTATGGAAGGAGTCGATAACCGTCCTGATCTTTAATGAAAGGGTGAATATGTACGGTGATGCAAGGGACGGACGCTTCTTGCATGGGCAGGTCAGCGAACAGCCTGCTTTCATGTCCCGATGCTACGCAGGTAGAACGTCGCCCGACAATAAGTCCTGTACGCCGATACCAAATTTTATATGACCAGTGCAGAAAGACACCAAGCACGCTATGAGCGACGCCGGGCGCGTAGGGCAGCGAAACGCGCAGCCGCCATAGCTCGATATGATAACTACGCCAATATTTGCACCTGCAATGCCCTGTTCAAAGCAGCCAAGCTATCCAGACGGTCCATCCGATGGAAAGGATCTGTCCAGAGATACTTCATGAGCTGGCTACGGAACATTATAGAGCTCCGTGAAAAGCTGCTCGCCGGGAAAGATGTATCACTCGGATTCATAGAATTCGACATTAACGAAAGAGGAAAGAGGCGGCATATCAAATCTGTCCACTTCAAAGAGCGGGTAGCGCAAAGAGCACTATGCGACAATGCGCTGGTGCCGGTCCTGAGCAGGAGCCTTATTCATGACAACGGTGCATCCTTAGAGGGAAAAGGAATAACCTTCGCCCGGAATAGACTGAAACACCATCTTCACCAATACTTCCGGCGGCACGGTAGTAATGACGGTGCAATTCTGATGATGGACTTCAGCGGGTATTTCGACAATATCCAGCACGGCCCGGTGTATAGCACCCTCCGGGCGGCATTCCATGACGGCAGGATCTTCATTCTCTGCAAATACTTCATTGAACCCTTCGGCGAGAAATCGCTGGGAATCGGCAGCCAGGTATCGCAGATTCTTGCAGTATCATACCGGAACCCCATTGACCATTTCATGAAAGAACAACGGAGAATATGGGAATATGGGTGCTATATGGATGATTCCTACGCCTGCCACAGCAGCAAGGAATATCTGAAAGAAAGCTACTGGATGATAGCTGAGAGATGCGCGGCACGCGGTATCCGGCTGAATACGAAGAAAACGCAGATAGTGAAGCTGTCAAAAGGATTCACCTACATGAAAGGGAAATACTATATCCTGAGCACCGGGAAGGTAGTGTTGAAGCCTTGCAGGGAGAATATCACAAGAGAGCGTCGAAAGCTGAGGAAGTTCCGGCGGTTCCTCGATGAGGGGAAAATGACGCTCCCGCAAATAACATGCTCCTATAATTCGCATCGTGGTTACATATCGAAAGGCTACAACAGCCACGAAACAGTCCGTAGCACGGACAAACTCTTCCATGAGCTGTTCGGCTACGATGTCAAGATCAACAGGAAGGAGAAGTTCTGATGTACGTATATGTTGATGAGAAAAGCCGGATCACGGCATTCAACGAGAATGACATGTCCGGCAACACCGACTGGAAAGAAATCAATGAGACCATCGGCGACCCGATCACCGAGGAGCACGGCGTTCCTATCTATCGGTACTCCCGCAAGCATGCCGTCTCCCGGACGGCGCAGGAGATTGCTGATGATGTAGCAGCCCTGCCGGACCCGGAGCCGGAACCCACACCGCTGGAACTGATGCAGCAGCAGCTTGATGAACAGGCCGACGCTCTTATTGAGCTGGCCGGACTGATAGGAGGTTAACCAAATGGCTAAGGTTTATTATCGTAAGATCAAAGCTGGAGGCATGACCATTGAAGAAGTACCGGAGCGTTGGAGGGAGGCTGTGCAGGCGCTTCTCGACGCAGACGACGACTAATTACCAGCTGGACAATTTGATTTACAAGCTCCAAATGGAGCACCGCATGAGGGCGGCGGGTAACTCGCCCTCTTCTCAGAAAGGAGAGAACATTATGTCGAAAGTAGAAAATGCTGTCCGGTGGATGGAGCAGATCGCGGCTGACGATTCGCACGGCTACAGCCAGACGAACCGGTGGGGGCCGGATTATGATTGCAGCTCCTTTGTGATCACCGCGTTTCAGAATGCAGGCATCCCGGTCAAAGAAAAAGGCGCCAACTTCACTGGCAATATGAAAGCTGTATTCACCAGCTGCGGCTTTAAGGATGTAACCAACATGGTCAACAAGGCAACCGGAGCGGGCCTTGAGCGCGGTGACGTGCTTCTGAATACTCTTTTCCATGTAGCAGTGTATCAGGGCAACGGAAAGCTTGTTCATGCCCGTAGCAATGACCTTCGCTTTGCCTCTGGGGACCAGAACGGAAAGGAAATCGTCAAGGACCAGAAGTATTTCAACTACCCGTGGAACTATGTCCTGCGCTACGTCGGCGAAGACAATGCTACAGCAGCACCGGGATGTGGCGACGATGCGTGTGACGTAGATCTTCCGGTAGAAGAGACTCCGGCATACTGGCCACCTCGTCAGCTCAGGAAGGGCATCAAGGGCGGCGACGTGAAGGTGCTACAGGCTATCCTGCTGGCACGCGGCTACAATTGCGGAGATATCGACGGAGACTTCGGTACCAAGACGCACAACATGACACTGGCGTTTCAGGGTGAAAGCGGCCTGACCACGGACGGGATTGTAGGCCCGGCGACATGGAAAGCGCTGGTGTCGATGTGAACGAAGGGATCCTGATCACAGCCGACAGAATCATCCAACTGGGGGCTCTCATTACTGCAATCGGAGTAATAGTTGCTCTGTTTGTGAAATTCCATAACTGGTATCTGAAGCAGGCGAAGCAGGACAAGGATATCCAGAATATCAATGAAGAGCTCACCCTTCTGACATTCGGGGAACTCGCTTGTCTCAAAGGCTTGCAGAAGATGGGATGCGACGGACCAGTCACGGAAGCGGTGGACAAGCTCGAAAAGCACTTAAACAAAAAAGCTCACGGGCAGACTTAGGAGGGCTTATGGAAAAGTATGATAAGAAATTCTGGCAGGCGGCACTGATCCGGGCACTTCGCACAGTTCTTCAGACTGCACTGGCAGCCCTGACAGCGGCAACGGTGACGGACTATATCAACTGGAGCACGGTGATTAGCTCCTCTCTTCTTGCAGGCATCTACAGCCTGCTCACCAGTCTGGGGACCGGGCTACCGGAAGTGCAGCAGCCGCAGCTCCCGCCACCGAAAGAGTGACCCATTAGTAATATCATTAGTAATTCCGTTAGTAATTTGAGCGTTTCGCGTGCGTCACAAGCGTGATTCAGGCGTCACAAAATCAGAGAGCAAAGGAACTTTTCAAAATGGAAAGCAGCCAATAAGTGACGGAAAAACAAAAAACCGGGAAGTTTTTGCAACTTCTCGGTTAATTTTGTTTGGTGCTCCAGCGGGGGCTCGAACCCCGTATATAGGGCTCAGGAGGCCCTTATTTAGGGGCTTCTTGAGTTCCGTTAGTAATTCCATTAGTAATTAGACCATTAAAGAACCCGTCGATCTTCTCCGCGTATTCGATATCTCCCTCAGCCATTGCATCTGTGTAGGTCCTCTGCCGGATGTGGTCGGATGCCCAGCCTCCGCGTTTGTTTGCATACTTTGCTGGCACTCCGAGATATTCCATCACGCTGGCATTTGTGTGCCGGAACCCGTGCAGATACCCATGCTCAACGCCTGCGCGCTTGCAAACAGTATCTACGCCTTTCCAGATGCCGGAAGTGGATTCGGTAAAAACATAGTCAGAATCCGCGCCAGATTCGCGCCTGAGAGCGTTTAGCTTTTGGAGTATATAAGAATCACATGGAATGGTACGTGCGCTCAGGTCCGTCTTTGTGCCCTTTTCTACGAGCTTGTGTTTCTTGTCGTAGACACGCGCAGTCCTGATGTGCAGACAATCTTCATCCACGTCGGCCCATTTCAGGCCCATGATCTCCGATCTTCGGAGCGAGAGCCACATTGCCAGCAGGCCGGCACACTCCACCTGCCCGCCGTAATCGGCGAAAGCAAGTATCAGTTTCTTGATGTCCTCTGTCTTATAAACAGGGGGCTTTTTCTTCGGCTTCTTAGAGGGAAGCACCAGACCATCGATCTTCACGCCGGTGGCACTCTTGATCAGGCCCCATGCGGAACAGATTGTTTTACCTGCATACTTCTGCTTCTCTGCGTTGATAGCCTCCTGAACGGCAGCCCGGTCCAGATCTTTGAGACGGAGCTTCATCAGTGATTGCAGGTTATTGTTGTACTTGCGCCAGTAACCATCAATCGTGGCGGGGGATATCTCCGGGTCCTTCTCCCGGTCCTCAATGTATTTCTTCACCAGATCACCGACAACACGGTTATCCGGCTTGTGGGCTTCTATAAGGCCGGCCTTTGCTGCCCTGGCTGCTGCATAGTATTTCGCTTCGGATTCTTCCGTGATGGGAATCCGCTCTCCATTCACCATGATCTGACCGAACCAAGAGCCGGACGGCAGCTTCCGGGGCTTAGGCACGCGGATTTCTTTCTTCTTCTCCCGCTTCTTCCGCACAGCCCGCTCACCACAGTACATGCAGAACAGGCTTTCTTCCGGTATCTCCCGGCTACAGTATTTGCATTTCATCTGCTTCCCCTGTTGTATTCATGAAGGGCTATGCCGACAAGCGATATAGCCCCAAGAATTACACACACTATAAATGTGATTACAAAAACTGTAGACACATTTGAAAATTCAGGGAGTGTATCATCCAAAACAAAGAACAATGCAGCTGGCGGAATTAAAAGCATGTACCAATGAAAAGGCTTAATGTCTTTTGAATCACCTCTCTTTCCAAGATATAAGGCGGAAAGAAGAATTCCATAAAAGATTGAAACGGTTTTAACACCTGATAACAAGCCAAGCAAGGCATCTGCAAGAATATTCATCATTCCATCACCCTACCAATGAACTTGAACCGTCTTTTTCAACAATCTCCGCCGGCCGCAACACTCGCAAGGCTGCATCCTGAAGGGACGGGGGAGCTGCACGGAATAGATCAAGAAGAAGCTCCTCGTCTTCTGTTACTTCTATTCTCCGCACAAAGCCAGTCTTGATATCTCCTATAGGATCCTGAATACCATAAATCCTACAAAACACCATAAACATGGCGGCAGTCGGTGAGCTTACTCCGTTCTCATAATTGTACAGGGATTTCGGCACGATCTCATAACCAAATGTTTTCAATGCTGCTGCTACCTCTTCAACTGACATGTTGCAGCGCACTCTTGCGGCTTTCAACAGGCGGGCTACATCTTCCTTTGTTATTAGTTTTTCCATTTCTACACCACCTTTCCCTAATTGACATAATACAGAAAAATAAGAGGAAGTCAAGAAAAAATTCGTAGATTCTAAAAATTTTCTATTGACATTCATAGAATCTGGGTCTATTATATCGACATACCCCAGATTCTAAGAAAAAAGGAGGTGAAAGCGATTGAAGAGTCTTGAGCAGTGGCTTTTCGATAAGATCAAGGACCGTGGCATTACTATCCAGTTTCTCAGCGACAGAACCGGCGTAGGGTATAACACCCTCATGAACTGCAAGAACTACGGAGCAAAGATTAAAGCGGAAGACTTTCTTGCAGTGTGTGTGGCGGCAGGCATTAACCCGTTGGAATGGGAAGAGTACAAGAAAGGATTCAACGATGGCGAAGAAGACTGAGGCACCGAACCATCTGCACGCGCTGTTCCGGGAGTATATGAAGATCCGTGGCATGACATCTGCCGATCTTGGTGCAGAGGTAGGGTGTGATGCCAGCACGGTACGGAAGTGGATAAACAGACCGGCGAACACGTGGAGCATAGGCAGGTTTTTAGATTATTGCATTGCTTTGAATATCCCTATAGACGAAGCATTTGCAGCGGCAGTGAAAAGATAATGCCGCTCCCCGATGTGGCATTCGGGAAAGCGGCGAGAGGTGATCTTATGTCCGAGATCCCTCTAATAATAACAAATTTTTGGAGGAATTACAAGATGATTCAGAAGATTAAAACCAACTCGCATGAAGAATGGCTGGCCCTGCGGCACAAATACATCGGTGGATCTGATTGCGCTGCTATCGTCGGCATGAATAAATTTTCCAGCCCGTATGCAGTGTGGGCAGAGAAGACGGATATGGTGGAGCCCTTTGCCGGGAACCTTGCGACGGATGTAGGAACATTCCTTGAACCGTTTGTTGCCCGGAAGTGGAGTGAAGAGACTGGGAAGAAGGTCCACAATGACAATCTCAGCTTTGTCAATGATCAGTACCCGTGGGCGATTGCCAATATCGACCGGAAAGTCGATGGAGAAAGCGCGGGCCTTGAGTGCAAAACCTGCTCCGAACTAAGGATGAAGGAGTTTAAAGGCGGGGAGTACCCGGAGAATTATTACGCTCAGTGCATGCACTACCTTGCTGTCACGGGATATCAGAAGTGGTACCTGGCTGTTCTTGTTGGGAACCGGCAGTTCCTTACCTTCGAGATTGAGAGGAACGAAGAAGAGATCAAGGCCCTGATGGATGCGGAAAAGGATTTCTGGGAAAGGTATGTGGTTCCTGTGGTGAAGCCTCCTATTGATGGCAGCTATGCAACCAGCAACGCTATCAATGAGATGTTCAGTATCAGCACCGAGGACGAAGCAGATCTGCACAGTATCGAGGGGACCTTCCAGCAGAGGAAGAACGTTGACCAGCGCATGAAGTCTCTGAAAGAAGAGAAGGACGCACTGGACAACAGAATCAAAGTGATGATGGGCAACTGCTCCAAAGGCATCTGCGGCAACTTCTCTGTAAGCTGGAAGGAACAGAAGACGGCCGGCCTTGACCGGGAGGCAATCAAGCGGGATTACCCAAATATAGATTTCGACAAGTACGCAACCAGATCACGGATATTCCGTGTGACTGAGAAAAAATCTAAATAAAAGTGAGGAGAATAACAATGGCGAACAATAAGATTCAGGCTGCTATTCAGCAGAACAGCCCGGAAGCACAGGCAAAGAAGTCTGTAAAGCTTCAGGTAAATGAAATTCTCGACGGCGAGAAATACCGCAAGCGCTTCGATGAACTGCTCGGTAAGCGCAGCGCACAGTTCACGGCATCTCTGGTGAACATGATCAACGACAACCCGGACCTGCACGATGCTTTCAACCAGTCTCCGCTCAGCGTGATCAAGAGTGCATTACAGGCG